ATACAGAAAATAAAACTAAATATCATGCGAATGGTACTAGTAGTAGTGCTACTGTTACTAATTACTGGCAAGCAGCAAAAACAACTAGTTCGCCAGGTACAGTTAGTGATACAAATACAAATTTTAAGAGAGTAAGAGTATATGCCTCATACTCTCATGGAACAGAATATTTTGCATATAGTGATGATAGATGTAATGACTATGTGACATTTACAGATAATGTTGCAAGTTCATCTACACATAACAAAACTCAACTGTGGAAGGTAAAAGCTGCAAGTAAAAGTGTAGCTCCAACTCCAGGTGAGTATTGGGAAAGAGGAGATGGTTGTAGTAAACTTACTGAAGGCTGTAAGATGCGTTTTGGATTTAAACCAATATCAGTAGGTACTGCAAGTTCAACAGGAAAAGCAAACCCAGATACTAACGCGGTTCTTCCTTTTGGAGGATTCCCAGCAGCAAAAGCGTTCTCATGATGGATGAGATATATGCTCACGCTGGTAGAGAAGCACCGAGAGAATGTTGTGGACTTGTTGTACAAGATGGAAACAATGAAAAATATATTCCACTTGAAAATATTTCCGAAAATGAGAATGACTTTAAAATTGACCCAAAAACTTTCGTGAAGTATCAACTCATTTCAAAAATAAAATATGTAGTCCATAGTCACTATAACCAAGATTGTCGCCCAAGCGAAGTCGACAAAAAACAATGTCGCGAGGTAGGAATCCCGTATTTAATCGTTTCCTATCCCGACAAACAATACGAGATTTATCAACCATGACAAGAAACATATATCTACAAGGACGAATGGGAGAGCTATTCGGAGAAGTACACCGACTGAATGTGCAAACAGTTCAGGAGGCTATGAACGCAATTGACACCATGAAAGGTGGTGTTCGTACTTATCTTATGGATTGCACAGAAAATGGAATAGAGTTTACAGTACAGAAAGGTGAAGACTTTATGGATTATGATACTATAGGTATGGAACTAGGAAAAGATGATATTATTATATCTCCAGTTCCCGCAGGTAGTATAAGTGATACAGTAAAAACAATTATAGGTATATTACTTATTGTTGCTTCTTTCTTTGTAGATGCCATATTTCCGGGAGCAGGTGATCCTATGCGTGTAAAGATAGCTGCTGCTTTATTTTCAGTGGGTACTAATTTGGCACTTATGGGTATAATAGGACTAACGACAGATGACCCAGAGGAACTTGATGAAGAAAAATCGACAATGTTTAATGGACCGATAAACAATACAAAATCAGGAGTACCAGTCCCTCTAGCATATGGAGAGATGGAAGTTGGTGGTGCAGTTGTTAACTTTGGATTTACAGACTACAGAATAAAAGGAAGTCAAGGTTATCAATTCGTATCAAAAGGAACAAATTATGGCTCTGGAACAGGAGGTTCTGGAGGTGGAGGCGGAGGCACCGGGGGTGGTGGCAGTGACGGCTCAATACAATGGGAACTTAAGTAATGGCACGAAATACAAGTAATACAGCACAAGGAACTACTTCTGGTAGCGCTCCTTTAGATTCAGCTGGAGTTAAAAGATCAACTACTAATGCACAAACAGCTATTGTTTATGATGTACTATCTGAAGGGCCGATTGAAGGACTAGTAAACGGTGTAGCTAGTATTAGATTAAATGACAACCCTGTTGCAAATAGTGGAAACTCACGACTTATTTCACCACAAGTATCTTATGATGTAAACTATGTTGCCTCAACTGGAGTTGTTACTGACAATACAGATGTAAATATATTTAATGGTGCTTCTACTACTGATGGAAGTAGAGAAGTCTTAATTTTTGGTGGTAGTAAAAGAACTACTTCATCTATAAACTGTACTGCAGGTAATAATATAGTTGTTTCAACAAACTTATCAAACATGACATTTGCTTCAGGCGATGTATGGGATGGAGATGGTGTTCAACCTTTAATTCGTATAGACGGAGCAGGTAGAGACGGTGGACAGCTTGTAGCTGGAGTTACAGAGTTTATCAACACTGCTGCAATAAGAGTAGATACTGTGCCACAAACCACAGTTACAAATACAGCCGCATATTTAGACTATAAAGCAAATGTTTCTAGCTTCAGTGGAAATACTGCTACTATTGCTAGTGGCGGTGTTAATGTTGCGAATACTATGGCAATCATGCAAAGTCCTAATAGAGATGCTTTTGCACAACCAGCTTATAATTATCAAAACTTTGGATTTGCTTTTAAACCAGGAACAAGAGAACAAACTTACTTACCAACCCCTGCAGGAATAGGTAGCGCTTCTGTAGCACACCAAGTATCAGGCGGTAATCTTAGCACTACATCAGGAACAGGATATCCTGGCCCAAGTGGTGGCGGTAATAACTTTGACTTTAGCACACCAACAGATGCATATACAGGATCAGCTCTTATAATAACTTCAGCCGCAATGGGAGTAGGTAATCCATCAGAGATAGATACAGTTAAAGCTACTATTGGTTTTAACCAAATGTTTTCACAAAAAGAAAACGGTAAACTTGGTGAAGGTATAGCTGAGTATAGAATAACTTTTGGATATTCAAGAGATGGTGGAAGTACTTTTCAAGATGTTGTAAAAGTAGGAAGATCAAATGTAAGTGGTAGAAGTAATTACTATGCTAATGGTGCTTCTAGGTCATACTCAAGTGGTGAAGTTAGAAAGAAAACTAAACAACCGTTCAATCAAGTATTTACTATGGATGTTAGTAAATATCAACCATTCGATGCTTACAGATTAAAGTTTGAAAGAATCTCAGCAGTTAACCAAAAAGAAAACAAATGGCAACAACAAAATGCTGGTGTAATTAAGCAAATAGAAAATATTATTACAGATAAGCTAAGTTATCCTTATTCAGCATATGCAGCTGTAGCTATTGATGCTGAAGATTTCCAACAAATTCCAAAAAGAAGTTATGTTATTCGTGGACTAAAAGTAAAAGTTCCTACTAACTATTTTCCAAAAGACGAACTAAATATTACAACAGGTGCAAGAAGAACTAATGCTTCTTATACTCGTAATGTTACTTCAGGAGTAGACGCAGGAAGTGTTCAAGATTGGGATGGTAACTTTAGGGGCGACCAAAAAACTTTTACAGACCCAACAGATCCAAACTACGCATTAGTATACACAAGTAATCCTATATGGGTATTCTATGACCTATTAACAAATCAAAGATACGGACTAGGTAAATACCTCGATGAAGATTTTGATTTTACACAAATAGATAAATACACATTATTTCAACTAGCAAAGTATTGTGATGAATTAGTACCAGATGGCAAAGGCGGAACAGAGCCAAGATTTACTTGTAACTTATACATTTCTAAAGATGTGACAGCTATCAAGATGTTAAAGAACATGGCATCTATGGTAAGGTCAATGTTAACTTGGCACAATGGTCAAGTAAGTTTAGGTAGTAATATACAGAAAGGAGCAGTGTATGCTTTTAACAAATCCAATGTTATTGGAGGAGATTTTGCATACTCAGGAACTGCAGGAAGATTTAGACACAATCAAATAGCTGTTACTTGGAACGACCCAGAAAACGGATATAAACAAGCAGTAGAAGTTGTAGAAGACCACGATGAAATAGCAAGAACAGGAAAACTTAGAAGAAAAAATATAACAGCTTATGGTTGTACTTCAAAAGGTCAAGCAATAAGACATGGTAAATATGAATTATTTACAGAAAAATTAGATACAGAAGTAATTACTTTTTCTACTGGACTAAATGGCTCAATGCTAAAACCTGGTGATGTAATATCAGTACAAGATTCAGACAATACAAATATCGTGGGAAGTGGTCGTGTTACTACTTCTCAGGCTTCTACTACTACAATAATTAGAACAGATAGGGATTTAACTTCATACTTAAATACTGATGATGCTTTCAAATTAAATTTAATATTCCCTAGCGGTGGTTGTTATTTAGCACAATCAACTGCAACCATAAACTCTACTGTTTTTACCACAGGAGACTTAATATTACTTGATGAAGATGGCGGTGCAGTAGATACACAAGCAAAAGCATCAAATATAAAAGATGATTCAGGAAATGTAGTCCAGACAATATGGTCAGACGATGTTAGAATAGAAACTCAAGCAATAAGTACATTTAATGCAAGTTCAGTAACAGTGAGTAGCGCATTTAGTTCCGCTCCAAATGGAGAAGTTATATTCACAATATCTGGAGAACTAGAAGAAGGTGGAGATGTATCAGGAGCACCAGAAGAGTATATAATTACAAGTGTAGCGCCTGATGAAAATTATAACTTTACTATAAATGCAGCAGAGTACCATCGAGAAAAATATGATGCTGTGGATAGAGGATGGGTAATTCCAACTTATTCAGAGATAGCTCAAACACCAAAAAGAACAGATGATATACCTGTACCGATAGGAGTTACAACTCAGATAGTACCAGGAAATGCTGGTGGTGGAGATGCGATAGGGGATGGAGATACTACAAATGATTTCTCAATAGTAATTAACTGGTCTCACCCTACAACTGAAAGAACAGATTCAGAAGGTAACTCACTTACAGACGTTTATGAACACTTAGCAGGATATAGAATACAACATAATTTTGATGGGCCAAATACAGATAAAGATGCTAACAGAGCCTTTACAACAATAGAAGTTAACTCAAATAATAAAACAGACTTCACTGTCAATCAAGTAGTTCCAGGAAACTATATTGTTCGTGTACAAACTATTGCAGTAAACGGTCAAACATCTGGTTGGGTTCAAAAACTATGTGTATTCCCAGAGGCAGCTTTTACTATCTTTGGACAAGGTACACTAGGTACAGGACTGACAGGTGCTATACAAAAAGGTGGTGTACTAACAACTGTACCAAATATAGAAAGTTCAAACGGTACTGTAACATTTGCAAACAACACTTATGTATTTACTCCACCAAACGGAGTCGATTCAATTGTAGTAAACTCGGCAAATACAAACTTCACACAACAAACATTCTCAGGTATGTCCGATGGCGATAGTGCATACTTAATGTATGACTACGATGGTAATGTAGCAAGAGGCACAACAAGAAGTGACCCACTTCGTCCTGTAAAAATAGTAGAAGATACAACAGCCGTTGACCCAGACACAAGCGAAAAATATAACTATCAGTTCCTAGCAAGATGTGGACAAAGTAATAATGATTTAGTACAAGCAAACGGAACTATATCAACCACAGCAGGATTACCAGAAGTTACTGGATCAAGTACAACATTTAAACTTGATTTTGTAGAGGGCGATATTATTGCTCTTGACAGCGCAGGTGCTACTAGATTCATGGCAAAAGTTTCTGAGATAACAAGTAATACAGCACTTACTCTTGATGCAGGAACACCTAGAGCATACAGTGGCGTAACAGTTCATAGAGCTGGATTACCAATTGACCATTTAAAAGATACTATCATTGGTGAAGTTCAAAGGTCAGGTAGTACATATAGCTACATACCATTTACAAACAAACAAGGAATAACTCATGAAGGAGAAGTTGGTGCAAATACTATCACAAGTGTAGGACTTGCAGGTAACTCTATCACTTCAGTACAAATATCAGCAAACAGTATAGGAGCAGCAGCAATAGTAGCTGGTTCAATAGGAAACGCTGAAGTCGCAGCAGATGCAATAGGGTCAGCACAAATAATTGCAGGTGCTATTGATAATTCACACATACAAGCAAACTCTATCGATTCTACAATGATATCCGCAAATACTATTGGTAGTTCTGAAATAAGTGCTAACAGTATAGGAGCGGTAGCAATATCAGCCAATGCAGTAGGTTCAGCAGAGATAGCAGCAAATTCAATTGGCACGGTAGCAATTGAAGCAAACAGTATTACATCTGCTCAACTAACATCAAATGCTGTTGGCTCATTCACAGTCACAGCAAACAGTATTACATCAACAGAAATACAATCAAATTCTATCGAGGCAGTACACTTAGCAGCAAACTCTGTATCTAGTATAGAGATAGCGGCAAACTCAATTGATAGTGCAGAAATAAAACTAAATGCTGTAAATGGTACAATCATAGCAGGTAACTCAGTTAGTGGAACACAAATATCAGCAAACTCTGTAAATGGTATAATTATATCTACAGGTGCAGTTGATTCTACACAGATAGCAGGAAGTGCTATATCAGCAGCTAAAATAGCAGCTGACGCTGTAGTAAATGAAAAGATTGCAAACAATGCTGTTAATACAGATCAAGTAGCTGCAAACGCTATTGAAACAAATGAACTCAAATCAAACTCAGTAACTGCAGCAATAGTTGTAGCAAATGCTATCGGTAGTAATGAGATAGCGGCAAACTCTGTAAATGCAGTAATCATAGCCGCAAATTCTATCGAATCAAATCAATTGAAAGCAAACTCTGTAAATGCAGTAGCTATACTAGCAAATGCAATTGAGAACAATCAGATAGCAGCAAACTCAATCAATTCAGTAGTAATACAACAAAATGCAGTAGGAGAAAACGAAATAAGTGCAGGTGCTATATCCAACGCTAAAATAGCTGGTGGTGCAATCACAAACGCAAAAATAAATTCTTCAGCAGGTATTGACTTTGCAAAAATAAGTGCAGATAACTCAATTACAAACGCACACATAAGTGCAACTGGTGCTATTGATATAGCAAAAATAAGTATTGGTACTGGAGCTATTGATATAGCAAAAATTGATATAGACAATGGAGATATTGACTTTGCCAAGATAGCTATTGGTAATGGACAAATCAATACAGCTGTGTTAGCAGCAAATGTAATTACAAACGCAAAGATATCTTCCACAGATAACATGACAATCACACTGACTGATGGTACAGCAGGTGGTTGGGCAGTTACTTCAAATCAATTTACAAGTACAAATGCAAGTGGTGGTGGAGACGCCTCATTTACTACAGCAGGTATTAGATTAGGGTCAGCTGGATTTATTTCGGCAAAAAACTTTTATATAGATTCAAGTGGTAACGCTAAATTTAAAGGTGATATAAGTGGTGCAACAGGTACATTTAATGGTAGTATATCTATAGGTAATGTTTCAGGAGCGCCTGACACAGCTACTATGAATACCAATACAAGTAGTGCAGCATCAGCAGCCTCTACTGCACAAGGAACAGCATCCAATGCCGCATCAGCAGCAAGTGCTGCACAATCAACAGCAGACAGTAAGACAACAGCATCTGCAGCTGCATCAGCAGCTAACTCACAAAATAAAACAGGTGGTTCTGTTGGTGGTTGGACAATTACTTCTAGCGAGCTTACTGGAGGTAGTTCAGTTGGTGGAAGTGATGGAAATTTTGCAACAGGCACAGGTATTGTATTAGGAGCTACTGGGTATCTATCAAGTAAGAACTTCTATATTGATTCAAGTGGTAATGCAAAATTCAAAGGTACACTAGAAGGAGATGATATAACCGTAAATGGAACACTCACACTACCTTCAAGTGGTGCAAATGTAAGTGGTAGTACTGTTGGTACTTTTGCAACAAATCAAATGGACAATAAGCATATTGCAAGTGTAGGTAGTGGCCCAGGGTTTTATCAAGGCTATGTAAGACTAGTAGGGGGAACAGATCATGTTAAGACAATTAGTATTCAAGCAAGAACAGGTAGTTCAACAAATGCTGAAGGAAATCTAATATATGAAACTCCAAGAATTGACTTATATACTGCAGGTAACTTATCACAAGCTAGATTATTTTCTAGCGCACAAACAGCTAATATGCCGATTGCATTTACTTTTACAGGCTCAGGAAATGTATCAATGTTTATTAGAGCTCAGGGAGATAGTACTGATGTACTAGGATCAGCCGAAGCTAGATTTATCAAGTTTGGAACAACAGACCCAGTATTTAGTTTTGCTAACCAGTCAGGTGTAGCACTAAGCACAGCATTTTATTCTAATACTCAAGTAGTTGGTGGGTTTGCAGGAACAAAAACAGTAAGTATAAGTAATCCTCAGCACACAAGATTTAGTATTGATGGTGGAAGTTTTGGAACTTCTGCAGTGAATATTGCAAATGGTAGTTATATCAATGTTGAGATTACTTCAGCATCAACAAACCTTACTGCACATACTTCAACTGTTACTATAGGAGAAAGCTCAGCAGACTTTACTGTAACAACTGGAGGCACCTTCGGAGGCGGAGGTGGAGGCGGTGGCG